TTCATGCCCCCAGCATACGAGGTTTTGCTGCTGAACACAGCAGTCCCCCAGATCCAAGCTGCACAGTCAGGCGACACCTACGTTGTGCCGAGGGACATTGCGTTTTCAACGGTTGCTAATCTTGCGAACGGCACAAACCTGCTGCCATCGTTGACGTTTAGTTCTGACACTAACACTGGCATTTACAGAGAAGGCGCTGACGCGCTGGGGTTTACCGCTGGCGGCGGGTCAGATCAGATGGTGCTGACCTCCACAGGTCTGGGTATTGGGACGAATTCGATTATCTATGGAGCTAGCGGCAGGGGGGTTGTAAACCTTGGTGGCTCTGGTGGTGGTCTTCTTGGCTTCCAAGTTGGCGGGGTTGCCAAAGGCTATGTTGCACATTTTGATTCGTCCATGCAGATGTGGAACGAAGCAGCCTCCCCCATACTTTTTGCAACTAATGCCCTAGAACGCATGCGCCTCGACGCCTCCGGCAACCTCGGCTTAGGGGTAACGCCGAGTGCTTGGGGATCAGCATACAAAGCAGTTCAGTTGTTTTTTGGTTTTGGGCCTTTTGCATCTAATGCAGGCGCAACTGGACTTTCTGGAAACTGCTTCAATAACGGAACGAACTGGGTTTACAGCAGTAGCAATCCTGCTACTCGTTATGAGCTAGGCCCAGACGGTGGAAACCATCGCTGGTACACCGCCCCCTCCGGCACAGCAAACTCCACCACGATTGTTAGTGGCAATGAGTACACCATCGTAACCGCAGGTGGAAACTTTACTGCCTTTGGTGCGGCGAATAACAACGTAGGTACGGTATTCACCGCTACGTCATCTGGTACGGCAACGGGCGGTGCAGCCACGCAGTCGATTGTGTTTTCCCAAGCCATGACGCTCTCCTCCGACGGAACCTTCCGAGTAAAGGGAGCAGGAACAGCCGGTACAACGGACGCAGTACAGTTCTCCGGTTCTGCCCCGGCATCAGCCATGACGCTAGATGCGTTGGGGAATCTGGGGGTTGGAGCGACTTCGCCTAGCCCTTATACAGCCGGCAATCGTGTTGTGCATATCGATGGCGGCGCAAATGCCGCTGAATTGAAACTTACAAATAATACAAGTGGCGCTTCTGGAGTAACAGGCGCTCTTATTCAAATGTCAGGCAACAACTTGTACATTTGGAATGTCGAAAATAGCTTTTTATCTCTTGGCACCGACAACACCGAACGCGCCCGTATCTCCTCAGACGGAACCTTCCGAGTAAAGGGAGCAGGAACAGCCGGTACAACGGACGCCTTCCAGATTTCTGGTTCAGCGCCAGCGGATGCCGCGCGGCTTACGTCGGGTGGGGATTTGCTGGTGGGGACGACCAGTGGTAGCGCGAAGATTGTCGCAGTAAGTGCTGTTGCGGCAGATTCGGCGTCATTTTCCGATGGATCTAACTACACACTTGCAGTTCGCAGACTTCCAAGTGCAACCGGCGGGATGATTACAGGCACAGCAGGGTCTTCGCTTGGCTTTGGCACTGATGCCACCGAACGCGCCCGGATAACGTCGGGTGGGGATTTTTGCTTCAACACGACAGCAACGACTATTGCAACAATAACGCAAAACGCTCTTGTTGCTAGAATAACGAATGGCAGTCTGTTGGTACATCACGAAAACGGCAATTCAGGTAGTGATTTTGCTGGGTTTGGATATAACGGATCAACAATAGGAACTATTTCGCAATCTAGTACAACCACGGTTGCCTACAACACATCATCCGACTACCGCCTCAAAAACAATCCGCAACCTCTAACTGGTAGCGGCGCATTTATCGACGCGCTCCAGCCCAAAATTTGGAATTGGAAAACAGACGGCAGCAAAGGTGTTGGCTTCATCGCCCATGAAGTGCAGGCAGTCAGCCCCGGCAGCGTAACTGGAGTCAAGGATGCCGTAGACGAAGACGGAAAACCCATTATTCAAATGATGGAGTACGGCTCTGCCGAGTTCATTGCCAACATCGTTGCAGAACTGCAATCTCTCCGCGCTCGCGTAGCGCAACTTGAACAAGGAGCATAAACATGACCCCCGTCTGGATAATCGAGTGGATGCAAACAACTCCCACCTCTGCTAACCCGTCTGAAGCCGTTCTCCAAGTGGGCTGGCGCTGTAACGGCACCGAGGACGCCTTCTCCGGTACGGTCTACTCGACCTGCACGCTGCCTGCTGCTGATCCCGCGTCCTTCGTCCCCTACGCAGACCTTACCCAAGACCAAGTGCTTGGTTGGATCTGGGCCAATGGAGTCAATCAAGCAGCAACCGAGGCGGCAGTCGCGCAGCAGATTGAAAGCCAGAAGAACCCGCCAGTCATTCAGCCACCCCTTCCCTGGGCAGCCTGACATGCAAGAGTTCACCATTAAAGTCACGGTCGAAGAAGCCAACATCATTGCGATGGGGCTAGGCAAACTGCCGCTTGAGATGTCAGTTGCTCTGTGGCAGAAGCTGCGCGAGCAAGTGCAAGAGCAAAGTAACTTGACACCGGCCGAGACTACTGTATAAATTTACACCCGTACTGGTGCGGTTCACCAGGTACTCACACTGAGTAGACATGGAAAACACTCCTGAAGTTGTAGCGGATATCCCCGCGCCGGAACAGGCCGCAACGGCTGCGCCTGCCCCCGAAGTAGCAGCAGCAACGCCGGACGAGCAAACCACGGTCAAAACGTTCACGCAAGACGAAGTGGACGCGATGATTGGCAAACGGCTCGCAAGAGAGCGTAGAACTTGGGATCGAGAGCGCACCAAGGCACCTGAACCCGTCGCAGCGCCGGTTTCGCAAGAACAGTTTGAGTCTGTTGAAAAGTACGCCGAAGCACTGGCAACTCAGAAGGCAGAACAACTGTTGCAGCAGCGCGAGATCGAGCGTCAGCAGTCTGCGATTATTGAGTCATACCACGAGCGCGAAGAACAGGCGCGGGACAAGTACGAAGACTTTGAAGCCGTCGCGTACAACCCCAGCCTAAAAATCACGACCGTAATGGCCCAGACGATTCAGGCGTCCGACGTTGGCCCCGATGTAGCGTACTACCTTGGGCTCAACCCAAAAGAAGCGGATCGCATCTCACGTCTATCGCCGTTCTTGCAGGCTAAAGAAATTGGGAAACTTGAGGCTAAAGTCGCCTCCAGCCCTCCCACCAAAAAGCCTTCTAGTGCCCCAGCACCGATTCAGCCTGTTGTTGCGAGTTCATCTCGCGGCCCGGCGTACGACACCACCGACCCGCGCTCACTAAAGTCGATGAGCACGAGCGAATGGATCGCAGCCGAACGGCAACGCCAGATTCGGGCGTGGGAAGCAAAGAACGGTAGGTAATCTCTATCAACCAAAGGAGTTTTATAGATCATGGCTAACTCAATCCTTACGATTGACATGATCACCCGCAAGGCGCTCGAGATCCTCGAGAACAACCTGGTGATCACCCGTAATGTCAATAGAGCCTACGACGACTCGTTCGCCGTTCAAGGCGCAAAAATCGGTTCCACGCTGCGTATCCGTCTGCCGGACCGCGCGCTGGTGACCGACGGTGCTGCGCTGCAAGTGCAAGACGATCAGGAACAGTTCACCACTCTTACGGTGTCGAGCCAGAAGCACATCGGCGTGAACTTCACGACCGCTGAGCTGACCATGCAGCTCGATGACTTCGCAGAGCGTGTGCTGAAGCCTCGTATCAGCCAGCTTGCATCCAGCATCGACGCTGACGTTGCGAACTCGTTCAAGAACGTCTATCAGTCGGTCGGCACCCCCGGCACCACCCCCGGCACTTCGCTCGTTCTGCTGCAAGCGCAACAGAAGCTGAACGAAGCCGCTGCGGTGATGAACCCCCGCTACGCCACCGTTAATCCGGCGGCCAACGCGGCGCTGGTCGAAGGCATGAAGGGCCTCTTCAACCCGACCTCCACCATCAGCCGTCAGTTCAAGAACGGCATGATGGGCGAAGGCATCCTCGGGCTGGATGAAGTCAACATGTCGCAGTCGATCAAGCAGTTCACGACTGGCAGCCGGACTGGTTCGCACACTGTGACGACTACCGTGTCATCGCAAGGCGCGACCACCATCGCCATCACCGGCACTGGCACGCAAGTCATCAAGCAAGGTGACGTGTTTACCATCGCTAACGTTTATTCAATCAACCCGCAGACCCGTGAATCGACTGGCTCGCTCCAGCAGTTCGTTGCGACCGCTGACGCTACGGCGGTTGGTGGCGCGTACACGGTCAGCGTCAGCCCGGCGATCTACACTGCCAGCCAAGCCCTTGCGACCGTGGACTCGTTCCCGCAAGCCAGCGCTGTTGTGACCTTCCTTGGCAGCGCCAGCACTCAGTACCCGCAAAACCTGGTGTACCACCGTGACGCCATCTCGTTTGCGACCGCTGACCTGCTGATGCCGCAAGGCGTTGACATGGCCTCGCGTCAGGTTCACAACGGCATCTCGATGCGTATCGTACGGCAATACGATATCAATAATGATAGACTGCCATGTCGCATCGATGTATTATATGGCTTTTCTGTTATCCGGCCGCAAATGGGCGTTCGTCTCTGGGGCTAA